AAGAAATATTGCGAAATTCGAGTTTTTCTCAAAAAAGTTCTTGACGGCGCCGATCTGATGTGATATAATGGAATGTTGCAGATCGGCAA